TTAATAAGTTGATTATTCCGATTACCAGATCCCATTCTTTGGATGAACCATCTTTCGAGGTTATCCAGAGATTCGACTTTCGAAAATTCTCTAAGATATTGTTCATTTTTGCTTGTTTTAGGGATGAAAGGAAGTACGTCAAACAGTCTTCCATCCTCGTTGTAATGGTATATTCCTCCTTCGAAGCTTTCCCATTTTTTGGCTCTTTGGTTAACACTCTCGTCTACCTTAAAAGGAAGCCAGGCAAGAACATTGTTCATGAATTCTTTATAATCATCCGAATCCAGTTCCAAAATGTAATTGGTAGGAATGATCATTCTGAATCTGTTCTGTTCTTCCGTATGCCTCTTAGTTGTATACGTGAGGAACTTATATTCCTTCATAAGTTCTTCAGCCACAGCCAGAGTAACTCCTTCATCCACATCCAGTACAATCATGTTAAATCCCGGGATCACATTCTCTTCAGCTCTGTGACCTCCTTTCAGATGATGATTGACCCAGTGCAGACCTTTCGCCTGAGTAAGCTGAGTTAACTGATCAAACGGAGCTTTCTCACTGGAATAGTTATATGCATAGTGATCTGAATATGAAAGAATCAACTCTGACAAATTTGTCTCTTTAAGAGATTCACCCTTAAAGAATTCAATATTGTCTATATAAGATCTCTTGATAAGAATATTCTTCTTATATCCCCATGCCTGTGCCATCAGCATCATCTCATTTCTTGCTGCTGCACTTGATTTATAGAACGGCAGTGCTTCATTTAAATCCGCATGAGTCACTTCGGTCTTAATATCGGCAATATATCTGGCAAGCTTCATATAAGCCTTTTCTCTTTTGAGAATAGACTGAAATGCTGCTCCAGATTCTTCCACAAGCAGGATAGCCTGTAGCAGATGAGTCATTGTTACTTCATAACTTTCATCTACAAAAGCAAATGCTCCTGCAAGTTTTAAAGCTTTAAAATATCTGTGAGAAAGTTCAGCCTTTTGGATCTCTTCATGCTGAGGAAGTTCATCAGCTTTCTTTTCACAGTTAATCTTATATTCAAGCAGCTTAATAGCTACCGCATCATCCATGCCCATTCTCCATCCGTACTTGGCAGGATTTGCCAGACTGAGGAAATGAGCACTCCATTTATCTGTAATCTGCTTGTTCTTAGGCTGGGTCAGGGCCAGGAATATTTCTTCTGGGGACATTGAATGATAGGCTTTCTTATCAGTATGTCCGATTCCAAATAAACACCTTCTGGCGTAACCAATTTCGAGAAATGAGTAAAACTCATCTTCCGTGCTACTCCCATCGAATAACTTAACAGGAGTACCAAAAAGCAGCAGATTAGCAGGAGTTTTACCATCTAAGTCTTCTCCTCTAACATTGTCGCTTGTATTCTTTGTAAGCTTTAACTTGGTATATCCCTGATCAAACAATTCAAGGTATACATTTAAAACTTCCGTAGAACCAATAAGGTTGGATCCTATTTCATCAATCTGAAGATTAATAGATCCGCAGTTTGCAAGGAGAAGTTTCTGTCTTAACTGCTTAACAGCAGGACTGGTTCCTGAGTCAAAGGTAAAAGGATAGTTACCAAGACTCACATACTCTTTGTAAACTTTCTTGTATTCATCATCTTCATCTCCTATCGGAGTCATTCTTGCAGCTCTTCCTGCTGCAATTCTGTGAAGATTGGCTTCAGCAATAGTAGGCATGGTTCCATAGATAAACTCATTCTTAAATCCCTTGAGAATATCTTCCATAATATTTACTGAAAAACCTTTCCCTAACCCTGAAGAACCAAGAGCAATAGCATAAAGATTAATAGGTATTTCACCTCTGTCTTTGGTTACTACTACAGCTCTCATACAGGATGCCATCTTTGCTAAGAAGTAGGCTACTTCCACAGTAAAGAATCCTCTGTCCTGATTCTGTGTCTTTGCACAAAGCAAATCCACAAGTTCTTCAATCACGGGATGATGTTTAACGCCTGTTAAATCAATCATCAAAATATCTCCTCCTCTGTTCACAAACAGAGTAAGCTCTGCAATACTGACATCTCTTAACTTCCCCAGGAACTTCCAGAACTACTCCTTTGCCTTTGGATTTCATATATTCCGTAGCTTCGGCTTTGGTACTGAAATTCTTGGTAGACCTTCCTCCTGTCTTGCTTGGATCTGCATAGTATTTGAACTTGGTTTCACTTCTCCAAAGTTCTTCATCCGTGCATTCAGGCATTTCACTCTGAGGCTTGTTTTTGTAGATCTGGATCTGATGAACCTTCGCTGCAATCCAGGCTTCAGTTTCTTCCTTGGACATCAAAGGAATGTCCTTGGATAAAAGTCTGCTCTGGGGATAGTCAGGATTTATCTTTGCCTGTGCTCTCTGCCAGTCGGTAAAAATGAAATTAATCCGAATAAAGTCTTCATGGATAATGTCAGGATTCAGCCATCTGTAGATGGATCCCTGAAGCTTATAGTCATCATCCTTGTTGCCGTAAATATAGGTATAGGTTGAGGTGGATTTATTATCCTGAAGAATACCGTCGGCAACCATATCAAACTTGCCTCCGATTTTCATTCCGTTAAGCTCTTTAACGCTTCTTCTTTCCAAGTAGATAGGGATGGTATCCTCTTTAATTTCATCCTTTCCTGGATTGATTTTGACCTGTTCTATGAGGTTTTCAGGATAGCCTAAAGCTGCAAGATTCTTCTTATAGTTAACCTTCCATGCTTTTTCAATTCCTGCATGAAGAGTCGTACCGAATGCTGCGGCAATAAAATCCTCCACATCCAGAACTTCCTCATCTACCTGATTGCCTAAGATAATGGCTTTAACAGGCTTAAGGAGGCTTGTAGCAGAGATGTAGTCAGGTTCATGAACATAGTCATAATCATTGTCTACAGCCCATACTGCAAGTCCTAAAGGCACATTTAACTTATTCGTAATCAATTCATTCTCCCAATAAGAAAAATTACCCTAGCCTGAGCTAGGGTAATAGAACCAAGAAAAGAAGACTATTTCTTCTTTACATTGTTAAATTCTTCTTCTGTCATCTTCCCGAGATGAGAAATGGCATAAATGATCACACCCTTAATCGGGTATGCATTCTGCGTAAGTTTCATGAAATTAATCTGAAGAACTTCCTGAGCCTTGGCAAGACCCGAGACAGGAATATTGTCTTCGTTGGCCTTAATAATTCCGTTTACACGGATAGACTGCTGAGGAACATTCTCTTCATCTTTCTCAACATAAATAACTTCACCGCTTACCAAATACCAATTTACTTTAGTTTCCATTCAATTTTTCCTCATAATCAGCCACTAACTTAAGCAGCTCTTCTTTAGTACATTTATTAGGGATAACCAGCTCATGTGCCCAGTCAGGCCAGAAGATAGAGAATTCGCCTCCAAGTTTTACCTGATCATGGTATATAGCCGGATCGTCCTGCCATTGTACAGCTTTGACTAAATTTTCATTAGCCCACAGCACAACATCAGGGGTATTTCTTATCAGAAAATACTGAGCATCATGGATCTGAGCTACAGGTAAAATATCTAACCTATAAGGACTTTCCCTTACTTTGGAATTAAACTCATTTCCTGCTCTGTTGGTTAATAAGCACCAGCTCTGCCCTAAAGCATTGCCTGCTGTTCTGCCTTCCGCTTCAGCTTCAAAAGGAGTTTTGGAAGTTCCTCTGAGTACCTGATACAGAAGAGGGGTTCTGACTTTCAATCCGAAAGCACAGGTAACATACCCGTTTTGGGAAGCAAGTTTAATTTTGTCAGCTACCCAATTATCACTCTCTTTATAGAGTTCATGGTACGCTTTCTCAATACGTTTTGCTTCTTCTTCCGAGAATCCGCACTTCTGCATCAGAGTTCTCCAAGTACCTGCATAAGTACAGGCAAAAGTAGGGGATTTACTCATCTGGCGCAGGTCTTTATGCGAAGATTTAATGCTGTTTATTACTTCTACATACTCTTTGCTGTCTGGTTCCAAACCTTCGAGCTTTGAAGTAATATCGGGCATCTTATCTTTGAAATAACTGTAAGCACGCAAACAATGTCCGTCATAATGATGGATATACACCGCAAGTTTGTTTTTGTCCTTAGTAGTTAACGCACTTATCCTGTCTTCCAAAGAGGAGTAATCTAACCCACAGAAGAGCCATCCTTCAGGAGCTTTAAAACAGGATTTAATTAGCTTGGCATACTTGGATCCAGTGGCAGGAATCTGCTGAAGATTAGGAGAGCTGCTTGATAATCTTCCCGAT